CTCATATGCGTTTCGCTCGCTCCGACCCATTCCAGCCTGACCCTTTCTAAACTGCTCGGGTGTGACCTGACGGCCTGCGGGTGCGCTCATTGATTTATTAGGAAGCGCCGCCGGGACGTTGGGATCAGCTCGATTCGGAAGTCCTGGGGCTCGGTGCGGAAGTCCTGGGGCTCGGTTTGGAAGTTGTAATGGGGTATTTCCAAGCCTAGGTGCTTGGCCGGGAAATCTGGGAATTGGAGTTGCATTATAAAAATTACCCTCAAGCTGTTTCATGTTGCTTGGTTTCGCTCCCTTAAATTTGTTTGCGAGTTTAGCTATGTTTTTACGACCCCAATTTCTTGTTGAGGGGTGTGCTAAAGCTAGTGGGGCCAGATACGGTGCGTATTTATCCCATCCGCCCTCTTCTCCACCCTCCTCGGGAGATTCGGGAGCTTCTGGAGCTGCGGGAGCCTCGGGAGATGGTTCGTCAAGAGATGCTCCGCGGTTTATCATTCCCAGCGCATCTTCGCGTGATTTAAAACCTCCGCCGTAGTCTTGATCATTTGCCGACATACGAACAGTTCCTTCACCAAGTCCTGATTGCTGTCCAAATTGATCTGTATACATGCCACGGCCGCTTCCTTGATACTCTGGAGCTTCAAAAGATGCCGGTGTTGTATTTGTTTCGAACTGACTTGGTCTGTTTCTAAAAGGTTCGTCAATATTCTGACGGGTAAAAGGGTTTGTACCCGGATCCGTCATTGTGGTTGTTGTGCTCTCAGGAGTAAACTGACCCGGCTTTGTCTCAACTGGTGCCTGACCTGATCCAGGTCCGAAATTATCCAATCCAGCAAGTAGCTCATCGCCATTACGTACTGTCTCTAAGTAATCTGCCGCGGTTTCTCTTCCGCCCGCATTTTCGTGAGCTTCTCCAAATTCTAATGTGTTAAAAGATCCGTCGGCATTTTGAGTAATTCCGGTGCCCTCATTCTGCATGCCTGATTTTTTTGAAAAATCTTCCTTGGACATAGACGGTAAAGCTCCCTGATAATTTTCTGGATCTGCTGCAACTCCGTAGCCCATGTTTGACATTCTTTGCTGTTCAACTCTTGCGTCTAAATCTGCGAGTCTTTGCTCTTCCATGCTTGGCATACCAAGCTCAGCCCGAGCGATATCGGAAACAGCTGTTCCACCTGTCGCATTTGGATTTGAGTCGTAAAAAGAGTTCTGGCCGTAATTTCTTGTAGCTAAGTCTTTTTGAGCTTCGCTTAATCGATCCCAGGCTCCGGCTCGGCGTCCGCCTGTTGCGTCGTACCGGTCTCTTAACGTGTTATTTTGGTCGGACTGCTTCTTTTGCTGCTTGATAATATCGTCCGCCATAAAATTGGCTTGGGCCTGAACCCGTCCCTGAGCGAGACTGGGCATTTTGCTTCCGCTTCCGCCTTGACGATTTACCATACCCGGCATGCTGTTGGCTTTTGCCTGCATCGCTGCCTGCGCTTGGCCTTCGGGGGTCATTGCCATTTGGCCGTTAGGGTTGTCTAAATTCTGATTGGCTGCTGGATCTACGACCTCACCATTCGGACCTCTTTCCGCAATTGGTGTATCTAAATCTACTTTATCTAAAGGTTTTTCTGGTTCTTGCGGTGCGGTGTTTGTAATGTCTTGTTCTGCTTCGGGAGCTTCGTTATCCAAAGCATTTAAACCTCCCGCTACTCCCAGACCTGCGGCTAGTTGGCGTTTCGGACCGCCTAAAGCTACTTTTGCAGCTTTACCCGTTGCAGTATTACCGATCTTATTTTTAATCTTACCAGCTGTTGGTGCTATGTTTTTTGGTATGTTCTTAAGCCCGCCCTTAGCTAAATTTTGAACTACCTTTTTGCCGGTTTCTTTAATAACTGCTGGACCTGCCCCTCCCGTCACAGCTGCTATACCTGTCTGAAATACATCTCCCGCAACATCTTTTAAATCAGGTGTATCCTCCCATTGAAGACCTTTTTCATTACCGGTTAGTTCATTAAACCCGGCTTTTCCGTAATCCGCGATAGCTCCGCCAATCCGAGCTGCTCCTGCTGGTACATCTAGTAACCCCTTACCAACACCTTCTAAAAAACTATCGTCTTCTTCCGCCCCGTATAAATCGTCGCTTTTTTGCTGCATCTGACTGTATGCACTTTGGGGCTGGTTCTGTTCCGCAGATGGGGATGTGCTATTTCGTGACAGCACCTCCATAAGACCTTTTTGTAGCTCGGGACGTTGCTTTAAGGCAGCCGCCGCAGTATTGCGATCGACCTTCATCCATTCAAATAATTGTTGTGGGGTTAGCGTTCCCGCTTCAAAAAGAGCTTGGTAATCCATAACGAGAAGAGTAGTTGCGTGGAATTACGGCATCAACCGCTTGTAATTCTTCTTAATGGCTCCTAAGGGGACACGCATGAAGCCGTCAGGGCACATTAGGCTTGGGTTCTTGCGTAGCATGCGGTTTGTAATTTTGCTCTTTTTAGGTGCTTTAAATGTGCTAGCCTGGTCGATATTATATAATGCGATCGCCGCAGCCAGAACATGGTCATCATGGTGACCGGGAGCAGCTTCGGGTTTGCCTTTATCGTTGATAACAAAGGTTTTCATTTCTTTCAGGACATCGGGATCGGGGATATCAAAGTTCTCCTCAATCAATTCGGCTGCCATATGATCAATTACTGTCTTTCGGGTAATCTTATCGGTGCTCCATCCATAGCTTTTTTCCACCATTCCGCTCGAATCATTATATCGGCGACGGCGGTACACGCTCAATCCAGCTTCCAATAGATATTTTAATAGTGCCAATCCGGAATTATTAACCTCAGGGATGATAAATGCGTTCCCGTACCAACGGGCAATGCCTTCAATCTCCTGAGCGAGCACGCCAATGTCCAATCGGCTGTGATGCAATGCGATCAAACGTGGGACATGCCAGTTACCATGCCAATCTTCAAAGGGGGCTTTCCAAACCTGAACAGAATGGAAGTCAGGATCAGCTGCTAATCCCTGCATTTGTTGATCCTCTCCAGTGCATGTATCAACCGAGATCAAATATTGGGAATCATATTCCGGTTCCTCGTAAATTTTCCAGTTCCCCAAGCGGTCAGGTTTAAAACTAGCGGTTTTTCCATCGGTTTGGACGCCAATTGTTCCCATTTTGGGTTTAATACCAGCCGAAGCCTTTGACATTTTATCTAGATTGCCAACATGAAACCGTGGACGGGAGGACATTAAGAAACATTCCTCGGGATCACTCGGATATTCCTGGCGAAATTTGGAAAGATCACCATTACATTTGTCCTGAAGAACGCGGCGACGCCAATGAAGCTGTTCAAGATTTACTCCAAATCTTTCCATCTCCTCCTTTTCGTCCTCCGTCATGGTGTCACTGAAATCCTGACGCTCGGATTTAGAATTAAAGGGAATAACCGAGTCCTCAAATTCAAACCATGCGGCAAATATCTTTGCCCATTCATTATCCTGTACCCATGTCCGGTAAAACCAACCGTTTGGGCCATTAGGTGTGGAGTCAGCTACTACCAAAGATAAATTGTCCCCGTCATATAAACTCTGCAAATATCCAAGAGCGGGGTCCCGTTCTCCCTGCATGGGCCAGAATGCAACCTCAGTCATATTACCAACCTGAATTGTACCCGATCGGCCAGCATTCTTGGATCCCGCGGTCTCTTTACCATAGGCTGATCCACTTTGGAGTTTGATCAAGTCCGCAAGACTACCGCCGTCGGCCACAGACCCTTGGCCTTCGGTCCAGGGGAAATGGTCGCTCTCCGCATACCGGCGGTAAATTTCGAAAACCTTGTCACTTGTACCGCTAATATCCCCCATCAAAGATCCGGCAAGATTTTCATGCTTTCTCATGTGGTGATATGTCAAAGCCTGCGCGCATGTACTCGCTCCTTTTTGCCGGGGCTTCAGGATAATCATCTTACAAGGCCGGTCTTCGAGCTGACATTTCCGGTAATGGGCAAACATTCTTTTTTGTAGTGTGTTTGCTATCGGTTTTATGTCTTTTCCCCGTTTATCTCGGATTACTCCGAATGTACTAAACCAGACTTCCGGGTCGATTCTGATTAAATTTTCTAGTTGCTCGGTATTTTCAGTCATTGAATCGGGTTTGGCTTGTGAGTTGGACTGTCGTCCATCTTAACGTCGTATTTATACTCGTATTTATAATGATGATAGTTGTGTACCGTACACGCCGGGACGCTCAATAAGACTAGAATTCGAATTAACACTTCCAGCGGGCTCGGGCTGCTTTACCTCTTTCACCCGTCCAACTTTTGGATCGCGCACAAAATGATTTACGCCTACCCGCAGCTTTGCTTCCCTTTTTAACCTTACCTGTAACCGCAGTCTTGAGCTTGGATCCGGGATTCTTCTTTCTGTATGCCGCTACACCCTTCTTTGTCATACCGGCACCGGCTTTTGCGGTGCGGTAATTAGCTCCTTTACCCTTAGTCGTCTTCCGAATGGGTTTACTTGGTTTTCTTTTTGCGGGCATAGCTGGCCTTTTTCTTACCGGGCATGTTCTTGATAGGCTTTTTCTTGGCCGACGTTTTCTTTTTTCCGTATGTTCTTCCGAATCCTGGCATTATTTTCCTCTGCTCCTTCCTTTAGATTTGGGTACGCAGTTAGGGACTTTGCGACCTGATTTATTCTTCATACCAATTGCTTGATATCCTTTCCAGCACGGGCCTTTCTTCTTGGCTGTGCCGCTAGCTTTTTTCTTTTTTGCTGGCATGGTTATTTCTCCTGTTCATTGCCCGAGCCAAAGCCTGTCGCTTTGCTACTTCTGCGGGCGTGTTCATAAATTTAATTACTTCTAGGCTGTGCATTATTCCTCCCCTATTTCATCCAAGAATTCCTGGTCGGGCTCGAATTCGACTGTGGTATTGCAGAATCTCTCGATTACACCTATTGCGAGATGTGACATTTCTAATTCATCCAGGTCTGACTCCTCCCACCAACGGACAAATACCGCCGATAATTCGTGTTCAAACTTTTGTCCTGGGCCTTTGTCTGGTTGGTTGTTCATAAAGTTCCTCCGGTCATGTTCGCAGCTGGGCTTACTCCGGTTCCGGGTTTTGTTGTGTAATACTTGTGATTTCCGTGCTGGCCTAATTTTCTAAGTTTTGGGCTTTTTGACCAATCCGGGTTTACTTTGTCTGAGTGATAATGATCGGCTTCTCCAAATATTTCTTGAAGTTCGTCCGGCAGCGACTGGTTTGATATTTCGTAAGCTTGTCGAAATTGTTCATCTTCTGAATCCTGGGATAGTGCTTCCATCTTAGCTTTATTAGGATCCCCCTCGTTCCAAGCACTGAATTGTTTGCTTTGGCGTGTCACATCAAACACATTATCCGGCCAGTTGTAAGTACCTCCGGAATTCGCTCTATTTTTTATAACATTCTGAATTAAATGCATACCGTCCTTGCCCTGGTTTCGTCCTTCGCCCCAAGATGTACGCGCTAGTGCGATGCGCTCTGCTTCATCTGATTCTTGTGTTTCAAGCGGGTTTACGTCGTCTTGGTTGTAGGCATCCATAACTTCGTATGTTTTACCTGAACTAAAGTACTTTTCGGCTTCTTCAGGACTCATTTTCAATCTCCAATGGGGCTTCTTTTACTGATTCTGTGTAAACATCGACAATTTCGTTCAAATCCATACCCGATTGTCTGAATCGGGACATGATTTCGGCCGGAGAAGCGCTTTTTTGCGTCTCATTGTTGATATTTATTTCAGCTCTGGTCGCTGGTTTGCCAAATCCGTACTCTAACATCAATTTTGCAGCAGCAATTCGGGTAATATGGGCCGGAGTTTCCGCATATTCTACTCCCCTTTCGCCATCTGCGCGGTTTCTACGAACTGTTTGGTTCGCTTGCAATCCATCTCGCAATGCCGCCATAGCTGCATGGAAGTCATCATCGTGAATGAACTTATGAACGTCTTCTCTTAATCTGGTTACTTGTTGATTAGGCATAAAAAATTTCTGATATGGGTTCCCTTTTGTATAACAGAGTACCTTTTTGGTACCCCCCACACCACCGGATGGGGGTGGGTCTTTTTGCCGGTTTTAAAATGCAAAATCGGGATTCTAGCCCTAAAATACTAAGATCTAATTGATAAACCTCTGATATGCCTGATAGATCATGCCTTCAAAAAGATAGTTTTTTATTTCTGTGATTGATAGGCGACTGCGAGTGGTAGTGATAGTGGTACCCCGGGAGAGGTGGGGGGTAGCCCCGGCTCTGTCGTGGTGGCGCTAGTGATAGTACTCGATAGTCGCGAGGCAGATACAAAGTCGATACACTTCCTGTGTGTCGTGTTTGTATGTGACTAGTAGTCAACGGCTTAGGTCGGCTGACGCACTGGATTCAGAATCCAGTTACGGTTGAGGAGAGCGAGGCGTCGGGAAATGGCACATTTCGCGTCCCTCGGTCCCTCAGAGTCTGGAGTGTGAATTTAGTGTGGCAGTGGAGATAAGTCAAAGGTTGACTCGGAGTAAAAAAAGGGCCACAGGCGCAAGCCTGTGACCCTTGTGGTGCTTAGTAGAGGCTTAAGCCTTTACTAAGTAGCTTTTGCGTTTACCGCCGACTATGTCGGGGTAACCGTTGTTGTTAAGCCCAAGGTTAACAACGATTTTAGACCCTGTCTTAAGTTGATCGTATCCTTGGATGCGATCGGCATAAGAGTTTAGGGTCTTGCCTTTGAGCTCAGTGGAGGTGAGTTCAATGGCCATTGCAGTGAAGGCTTTGCCTGCATTGCTTACCATCTCTGTAAGAGATGTTACTTTCGCTCCGTGTTGCGGATCGGAAGGATCGATGTCAGCTGAGCTGATGGCGTTATTGTTGCTGCCCTGTGGGGCAGATGCGATTTCTGTTTTGTTGATAGACATAACACCCCATGTAATGGGGAAACTAATTGCATAGTATAGTAGCGCTTAAATGATAGTATGCTAGCGGACGGCATTGACTCGGGGTAAAAAAAGCCCCGCCAGCGGGTGAGGCTGACGAGGCGTGTGTATTGGACTAACTACTGAACAAAGGGGTTATGATTTGAGTGCTTGCATGAGCCATGCTTGATCGTGGCATGCGATGTGTGCGTATTTAAGTATGTCTTCGTGAGAATATTTACCGGTTAGCATGGATTCGATGTAGGCTTCGTAATGGCATTGAAAGCCATGACTAGCTTTGAGCGGTATTAACTTACGAATTAGATTGTATTCTGCATCGTGTGCTAGACTTTGTATTGATTCATATATGTCTGCTGCGTCCCAGTTTTCGAACGGTTCCCATGCGTGACTTTCTATGAATTCATTGAATTGATCATCAGTCCAGATGTTATAGTTGGTAGGCAATTTTTCGGTAAGGAATGTACCGGATGCCCATATGATTAATTCTTCGTGTGTCATCGTATGTATTCTCTTTCTTTAAGGTAATTTTCGAAGTCTTTTTCGAATCCGTTTAGCCAGGTTGGTGATGAT